AGTAGGTGGTTTCATCTTTTTCTGCCTTATCAAGATATTCTCGTAGTTCTTTTATTAATTGTTTTTTACTTGCTTCCATCTTTAATCCTCCCATCTATTACACATAATTCTTGTAATATTCATTAATCTTCCTCATATATTTCAAAATCATGTATAAACGCCTCTGACACATTTCCTCTTTGTGCTTCATGAATTAAGTCCCATTCAATTAAACCTACTTCAACTGGTGACCCTTCTCTTGTATTTACCATTATACTTTCTAAATCACTAAATACAAATTCTTCAGCTTCTTCTTTTGAGTTAGCTTTAACATAGAAATTTATTCTACCTGTAAAACTAACTGAACCATAAAATTCTTTCATTTTAATCCTCCTATCTACTACGCATAATAATCATTAGATACACCTAATACTTGAAATGTTCATCACTTTTGCTTAATAGTTCTGGATTTTCATAGATATTTCCGATTATTTCAAATTCCACTGGAATTGCTAATCTATCTATTTCACACATAGGTAGCCATTCTGTCCATCCTAGATGAGGAAAACTTTTATAATTGGTTTTTAGATAGAAACACCCTCTAATAAAATCAACATAATATATTGCATTGTTAGTATCTTTTAAAATATCTCCTTCATAAATTTCTCTTTCATTTTTATCTAGTATGCCTGTAAACTGTCCTACGGTAGATGGGTCGACTTCAAAAGCATATAAAGCCGACGCATAATCAGGAACAATATAATGCTTTTGATTATCTATCCACCCATAATAGACATAGTAACCATACACCCATTCACCATTATCTAACCGCTTGCCTCTAAACTTAATTTCTCTCATCTGTATCTGCTCCTCTCGTATAAAAACCACAATTTTTATAAAAAACTTTCAATTTAACTATTTTGGGTCAATACCACACCTAATTCCTCAAGCCCAAATTCTTTTCATTCAATCCCCTTACTTCGCATAAATTACACAATGTTTATTAATCATATTTCAGTACTAACTCAATTTTTACTAAATGTCCTAAAGGAAATTTATTTCTATTTTTTAAAGCAATATCCCAAACTTCATTCATATCTTTAACATCTAATGTTAGTTTTTTTATATTCATTACCTTGAAGGGCTGTTGAGTGATAAGCAATAACTCCAAATTCCATATCTTTATCACCTATCCGTTACATAATTCCTATAGCGTTCTTAAAGCGTATTATTTATTTCTCTTAAAATTTTATATTGACGCTCGTCATCTATGTCAAAGTTATGTCCTAATCTAGCTTTTCTAACTCTAGCCAATGTCTAATCCTTTCTACTATGTTTCTTTCCTAACATAAAAGTTGCAGCCCAAGGCGTTGCATTAGGACTTATATAAAAATACAGAGGTTTCCAATATAACCTATGACCGTATAAAAAGTGGTCTATAATCCCGCATGGTAGTGGTAACCTGAAACAAATATATCCATACTTTTTAGTCCAATAATTAACTCCAAAGTGCATTGCGTTATCACCATATATAGTCAACCTTTTCCCTATATTTATATATCCTCCTATCCTCTTTTCTAGGAATTTACCTATTTTCTTTTTCATAATTATTTTCCCCTCCCCATATTTCTAGTAAATATCTTTCTTATACTGAGTGTTACCTAACAGTTGTTCTGCGTAGGTCTGTAAAGTACTTTTCAATTCCTGTAAATGCTTTCTACTAGCTTTTTTAGATGCTTGGTACATCTCTATTTCTGCCTTCTTTAGCTCGATTTCATCCTGTAACTGCTTTATTTCAATCTGTAAACTATTGATTTTATTATCAATTTCACAATCTTGTTCTAATAGCTTATTGCTCTCATCATATATATCTTGCTGTAACCTTAAAATCTCATTTTTCAAATCCTCTATAACCATTTGGCGGGTGTGTTCAGGAAAAGCAAAATTTATTCTATAAATAGTTACAATACAATCATCATTAACTACTAAACAAATATCTTTATTAAGTCTAAAGTTCTTTGTAGCCCTATCCCCGCCAATCTGACCAGTAAATATTAACTCTGAATATTGATAAAGTTTATCAATTTCTTTCTCAATTCTTTCTTCTTCAGTAGCTATATATCTTTTTATCTCTTGTTTATCTGTTATACCTTTAATTCGCTCTACGTATCTTTCTTTAGCATGATTACTTATGTTCATTTTCTCCCCCCTTGCTTTAGATTTTTATAGTTATTACCTTAAATTAATGCGTTTCCATACTTTTAAGTTGATGGCATCTCATAGTATTCTGTTTGAAAGATCTCTCTTAACACTTCTTTTGCTCTTTCTTCTGTATCATATTTCCCTAATAATAAACTGCCTCTTCCTCCTTCCCACACTCTAGCAAATATACAGCCATCTCTCTGTACTTCTATATAAATAGGTTTTATTAAATACAATCCGTTTTGGCTTAGTATAGTACCCACTACTATACCCCCTTAGGCAATATGATTTTACTTGACTTCTCCGCATCATGTTCTGCTAACATCTTTACAAATTCTTCTTCTGTTAGTTCCCTAAACGAACTTTTCTCTGAAATCGCATAACCCATTCCATCACATAGTAGTACTTTATAGACTGTTTTAGGTTTTTGGAAAAATTTATCTTCTTTGTAGTCGTAAGCATAGACTAATTTTTCATATCCTGCTACTTTCCCCGCAAACCAAGCATTAACTGTTACAAATTCTTTTTCCATTGGATCGAAGGTTACGTGTTCATTAGTTGGTACATGGACATATTTCCCTATTAAACTTTCAAGAAATGGTTCTGTAAGTGGTTCATTTAATTTTTTAATAATTTTCATTTAAATCCTCCTTTTTTCATTGTTCATAGTTAATATACGAAGGGATTTACCAAAATGAATAAAAAACCCCATTATTGGGGTTTTATAAGGGAATTTTCTGTGATTTTAGTTTAAACGCTTTATTAGGCTATTTAAGAGGTTTTAGTATTTACTATACCTAATGTATGAATATGTCTGTTCTCGTGCATTACAGGTCATTTTAGAAGGTCGTTTTTAACATTCAGTAATTAAATTTCCTGTAGTTTTTTCTACCTCTACCTTACATAGTTTAGTTGAAGAAGTTAATTTATCTTTTTTAATGTTTAATACTTGAGTATCCCTACTTCCATCTACATAAACAGTAATTCCTTTTAATCCTTTTTCATAAGCTAATTCATATAACTTTTTATTATCCTCTACTGTAAATGTGGAGGGAGCATTGACTGTTTTAGAGATACTACTATCCACCCACTTCTGAGCAGCAGCTTGAACTAATACATGCTCTTCAGGAGCTAAATCCATAGCACATACATAATAATCAGGAAGTTCTGTAGCATTAGGATTTTCTTTGAAATATTTTTCAGCTATTGGTGTATTTATTTCAACAAACTCTCCTAATCGCCCACTTCTGTAATACTTAAAAGCATAATAAGGTTCTATCCCATTAGATACACCTAACATGGCTCCAGTGGATCCTGTGGGGGCAACAGTAAGACTAGTAACATTTCTAATACCATATTTTCTTACTTTTTCCCTGATATAATCTGGCATCCTCTTCATATAATCGGAATTTAAAAATTTATCTGAATCAAAATAATAGAATGAGCCTTTTTCTATAGCTAAATTAACTGATTCATCATAAGATATAGTAGCAATAAATTTAAATAATTCTTCCGTTAGTTTAATCATTTCTGGACTACCATATCTTAATTTTAGTTCAATCATTAGGTCCGCTAATCCCATTACACCTTTTCCTACTCTTCTTTCCCGTTTAGACATTTCCTCATTTTCGTCTATAAAATAGAAGCTAGTATCTATTATGTTATCTGAGAATCTTTGAGATATTCTAGTTACTTTTTCTAATAATTCGTAATCTATCTCCTTGTCTTTACTCATTAAAGCTAAGTTAATAGCACCTAAGTTACAAACCCCGTATTTAGGTAGCCCCTGCTCCCCGCATGGGTTAGTTATAGCAATGGTTGTATAATAATAAGAATTAGCTTCTTTATTATATCTATCAATAAAGATAACTCCTGGCTCTGCTGAGTATCTAGCGCATATATTTATTAAATCCCATAAATCTCTAGCAGGGATTGTTTCATACACTTTAACAGGTAATCCTCTTTCTTCCCATTCTTCTATTCCTGTCATATGCTCCCACTCTGTATCATATATCTCTTTTTGCTCTTTTGTTAAGTTTTCTAGGTCAGGATACTTTAATTCCCACATTTCCCCCGCGCTCATTTTCTCCATAAAATCGTCAGTTATAAGAACAGATATGTTGGCTCCAGTCATAAAATCTTTGTCTACTACACCTACAGGCTCACCGTTCTCATTTCTTATTAAGTATCTTTCAGCTATTTCAGCAATAGAGGGATTAGAATGTTGACTTAATAAATCTAATAAATAAGGATTTTGAATTTTACACATTATAAATTCTAATATGTCTGGATGCCATATGTGTAATCCAATCATTTGAGCTCCTCTTCTTGATCCAGCTTGTGAGATTAAATGGGTAAGACCTGATAAATAATTAGCCCACGACACACTTCCACTAGAAAATCCGTTGACTCCTTTTACTACTGCGTTTCTAGGTCTTAGAGTAGATATGCAACTGCCTACTCCCCCGCCTCTACTCATAATTTCAGTAGCAGTTTTTATATGATCTATAATTCCAGCTCTACTATCAGGTATAGTACCTAATGAGAAACAATTAAATAATGTTACATTAGCGGGATTACCTGCTCCATATAAAATTCTTCCACCTGGAATATAATATTGGTTAGCAATCATCCAATAAAAATCTTTAAAAACTTCTTCACGTTTTTCTGGTATCTCTGCTTCAGCTACAGCCTTGGCCACCCTGTAAGCAATTTGCTCCCAATATAACTCTAAAGGTTTAATTACTTCTCCTCTTGTTTTTTCTAAATTATTTAAGTCTACACCCTCCACATACTCAGGGTAATCTATACTAATTACTACCTTATCCCCACTTATATTTTTAACTGTTCCATATCCCATTAACGGATATTTAGGATCATCTTTTACTGTAGTTAATACCACATCTCCTTCTTTTAAAGTTTCCAAGGAGACATCTTTTATTGAATACCTATCTAACATTATTAATCTTTGGAATCCTTCAAAAGTCGTTAAATTATCCCCTTCTTCAGGAATTCTAATAAAGGGGAATTTAGCATATTCTTCTCTCTTTAATTGTCTATACATTTTACATCCTCCTAGTAATTATTTTTAATGTGTATTATTACATCTTCTAAGAATTCAAATTTATTAGAAAGTACTATATCTAGTAGATTATCCCTTATTTTTTCTCCCACACCCACAACAGGTATACCTTTAGTGTAGGCATTTATAACAATAAAACTCTCATCGAAAGTGAGGTGTTTTTTATCTAAATTTAATATTACTATAGAGGTTTTTTCTACAATTCTTTTACATAGTAATTCATATTCTTTAGAACTTAATCCCCCTTCTTCTTTCTTGAAGGGGGTGTGGTGGATAGTAGAATATCCACCAATTTTTATATTGATATCAGGACTAAACCCCACCATTAAAATGTTATTCATCTATATTCAATCCCCCCGTATCTTCCAACCCCATAATTAAATCTAAACGATTATATATTTTATCTAATTTATATTGAATGTACTCTGCATAATCTTTCATAATTTCTATAGTTTCTTGTAGCAATTCGTTTGCTGACTTTAATTCACTGTTTACCCTTCTTAGCTTTTTATTTTCTTCTGTAAGTCTATCTACTTCATTACGAATCCATTCACTTCTTTCCATATATCTTCTAAGTTGTACTTCATCACTTTGAAATAATTTAATTAAATCCTCAAGAGCTTCCTGCTTAACGTCCATCTATATCACCTAACCTTTCTACAATCTCATAGAAGTCTTTATCTGATAATATAAAATAATCCTTCCCATCCCCAAAAGAGAAAGCAAGGACAGGGATTTTATCAGTTAAAAAAGCTTCCAACTCAATTTTTTCTAACCATTCTTTCTTTATAGTCATGGACTTAGATGGTTTAGTTTTGGTCTTAGCTTCTACCCTGAAATTCTTACTTACTACATCTGATTTATTAAACCATAAGGCTCCCGAATTTATAGTTTGCTTTGCCTCTTCTTTAATCTCATTCAAACTTTTTGTTATTCTCTTCTCCTGCTTTTGCGATGTTTTCCTTGGCTGCACCATTCATCACCCCATCTACTACGTTCAATAAACCTAACTTAATTAATTCATCAAAATGGACTAGAAATATATTAGTTATATTGTCTGTAACATCTTTTATTACTTTAGGTATTACTTCATCTTCATTTTCCTTTAAATACTCCATAGCTATTTCCATACCCACTTTTTTCACTAATTTAGCCTCTAAATAACTGAAGACCGCATAAATAGCTAAACATGCTCCTATGAACATTGCAGATTTTATCATCTGTCTACCCCCTAAGTATGTCTTGAACTAAGTTAAACATTTTAAGGTAGAGTTTACCTTCATTATTTTTTATATCTTCCATAAGTGCCTCTTGAGTCTTTTTGACCCCATTCCATTTTAAGTCATTTCCTCTATCATCAGTAATAATTTCACCAGTACGAGGATCAGCAAAAGTTAGCCAGTTACTTCCTTGCAATACTCCAATCTCTTTGGCAACTAAAATTAATTCAGATATCTTATCTACACCGTGTTCATAATATACATCAATCGTTGCCTGTCTAAATGGGGGAGCTATCTTATTCTTAGTAACTTTTACTCTTATTTGTTGGCCAAAATATTTCTTTTCACTTCCAGTACCTTTTGTAAAATAATCTCCTATGGCCACTTCCAATGTATGAGTAGCAGCATGTCGGATACTTCTCCCTCCACTGGTCGTGGTAGGAGTACCATATAAACTAAATCCTCCTATCTTATCTCTAAGCTGCTGTATGAATATTAATGAGGAACCTGATTCCCTAAGTAATCCTGAATTAATTATTCTTCTCATTGCTTTAGAATTTAATTTAGCAACACTACCTACTCTAGACTCCTTATCCCAATCTGTTTCTTCAAATTCTTCCTTTGGAATCAAACCATCTACTGAATCTAAAACGATATAACTAAAATTACCTTTCCTTAACATATATTCAATCATGTCGTAAACTTTTTCAGCATAAGTATCTGGCTGTACTATCATTAATTTATCTACATTCACGCCTAAGGTTTTAGCCCATTCAATATTAAAAGCATTTTCTAAGTCAATTATTATATTATTTTTATCTGGTTCATTCTTTTGTGCTTCCGCTATGGCCAAACACGCTAAAGTCGTTTTTCCACTCTTCTCTGCTCCTTGGAGGAGGGCGAGTCTGCCTTGAGCAAACCCTCCTCCCATAGCATAATCCAATAAAAGAGAACCAGAAGATCTCACTTTAATATCCGTTAATTTCTCATCCTCACCTAATAAGAATATAGGATCTCCACCAAATTCTTTTCTAAAAGAATTTATAAAATCTTTAGTTTCCATAATTACCTCTCCCTACTATTAACGATTTAGCCATTGGTAATGTCTCTATCCATTTACAATAAATTTTCCATTCTTCTAGCGGATGATTTATACGTTGATAGTATTTAGATTTTAATTGTAGATAATTATCTTTAATCCTAGCAGTTAGTTGTAATCCCATAGGACAATTGGATAAAACTATTTGGAATATATTCTTTCTAGTATAAGATATTTTTCTACCATCTCTTAAAACTATATAAGGCAATTTATCTTCTTCATAATTATTGTACATATCTATCCAATAATTAAGCTCATTTATAGTGTTTCGGCTCACATACTTATTACATATCTTATCTATATCAAATCTTAATATCCTGTGCATTTTACTTTGAGAAGATATATAGTCATGGAAGTGATAGCGGTCGAATTGTCTCCAAAAGTATTCTGGAGCTGTCAAATCATATTGAACAACAATCCCTTTAAGTGCACAATCATGGCCTGAACCTAGAGGTGCATTAGCTAAGCTAATTATTCGTTTTTTATGTCTTTGTATTTCTATCTTTTCTTCATCAGTTAAATCTTCAACACCTATATCTAAAGCATAAGACAATCTATTTATTGCATTATTAAACTCTTTTTCATTTGGTGTATCAATCATCATTGGATAGCCAGAAGCAATAATACTCTCCTCTAAACCATACACTCTAACATTTTTTATTTCCACTAAAATCCCTCCATTTTATTTTTTTTTCACTGGCTCTGCATTTACAGCCAAAACACCATTTATATGAAAAGGATCTGAAGTACATATCCATTCAGTTTCTCCTTCAATTCCAGTAACAGACTCTCCAGTTGGCTCAAACATTCTAAATATATCACCAACTTTAAGCTCAGTAAATTCAATCTCACTCCATTTATCTTCTCTGAATACTTCTACTCTTCTAGTTTTTATCATAGACACCCTCCACCTTCTTTACTAATCTTAACGGTACTAAAATAGTATTTATTTTGTCTACTTGAATAGTAAGAATTATATCAGTAGGACTAACACTTACTACCTCCCCATCTCCTGTCTCTATTATCTGTAAATCTGTAGTTATCTCTGTCACATACCCTTTAACTCCTGTAAAACAACCATCTAATATAATAACTTTATCCCCTACATAAGGCCTTTCATCCATTCTACGCCCCTCCTCTATTATCTAATCTTCTACTATCTAGAGCATCATTCATTCTTCTAGTTATTTCTCTAGAAATAGCGTCTGCTCTTCTCTCGTAACCCTCCCTTAATGCTTTTACTGCTATCATCATTGAAAGACTTTCTGTGTATTTTTGCTCCCATTCCCTATATAGAGGTTCAGTATGGACCATAGCCTCTCTTAACTCCCGCCCACCTTCTTGTAAGGTATAGAGTTGTTTTTTAATTGTATCTCTAATTTCTCTAGCGGTTGCTTGGTCTATATCAGCTATAGCTTCAACCCATCTTGCATAAGCTACTACAGAAGTCCACTTGTCTAAATAATCCCCTAAGACGGAAAAAGGAATATTAGCAATTCCACCGTATGCTTTTTTCATGTTCTCCCATTCAGTAAATATATCTATTCCTTCAACTAATTCCTCTGGTTTGGAAGGTATTGGTAGTCCTGCTTTTTCAATTTTAGCTTTTGTTATCTCTCTAACTGTATAATTAGAGATTTCTTTTTCAATTTCTTGTCTGTTCATAGACTACCTCCTCCAAAAGAGTTCTGTAAAGCCTTAGATACATTTCTTTAGCTTCATTACTCTCCCGACAATGGAATGTTATATTGAATGAAGTCTCCCTATTATTCCAATCCGCCACCCTCATTAATTTTCTAGATTCTAGAATCGCTATTTCTTTATCTACTATATTTACATAATAGAAATCATTTACTGAAAGTTCCCTGCATAATGGATGCAATTTATTACATATAGCCATACTTAATGTGTCTTCTAATTTCTTATATTCAGGGAAACACTGTTTAATTGGGGCGGGTATGTCTGATAAATAAGCTTCAGAAGCATCATGTAATAAACCTAATAATTGAGTTCTGGGAGATAATCCTAACATCCTTAACACTAATGCTACATCTATTGAATGTTCTGCTACTGAATAGAATTTATTTATATGTCCGTTATATCTGCATTGCATTGATAAGGCATGTGCTATATCTTCTACACAAATTAGATTTTCGTCTGGGTAAAATGGATTGAACATTTTACCCGTATAGGTCATAACGTACGCATTTTCCTTACTCATCTCTCAATCCTTCCTCCCTCTCCCAAGCTTCTTTCATCTTTACAAAATCTGTCCAGTGAAGTGCTACTAAAACATCCTTAGCGTTACCTTTTTCCCTCATTATTAAAGTTGGTATTTTACCAGATTCCTCTGCTTCTTTTGCTAACTTCTCCCACCATCTGAAGATAGCTATTCTCTTGTAAACTTTACACTCTATTTGATAGGCAGGGTGTATAATATCTCCTGTTCTTGCATTTCCTTCGTCGTCACTATTGACTGCACCAGAACCCATATTTCGTTTAGCACCATCAAAAATATGCTTTCCTACCCAACGTTCAAAAGCCTTCCATAATTTATCACCCATTATATCCCTCCAATACCTCTCGAATATCTCTACCATCTATATCAAAACCAATTACATCCCAACCTTCCACCTTTTTTCTTGCGAATAACTCTACACGGGAAACATCCCCCCATAGCTCTTCTATCCTCCTCCTAACCTCTTCTGGTTTCTCGGAATGTTTCCCCCTTATTGCTTGAACATTACAAGATACATTATTTGACCTTACACTTAACTTTTCTTTAGGGTCGAATATAATCTCTTTACCATTCTCATCTCTTATCAATCTTCCAACATTACCTTTAGTTGCAAATAAACATATTTCATTATTGCTTTTTGAATAAGCACCTACACCATGCCATATACTGCCATCACTGTTCAGTTTAGTCCAATCAAATCCTAACGTTTTGTACTTAAATCCCCATGCCTCTATAAGTTCTAGCCCCTCTTTAAGCATAGGGAAAGTAACCCACATATAAAGAACACAATTATCCTCACATATATTTTGAATAGGTAGTTGTTTTAACTCCTCTAAGGTTAGTGTGGGGTAATGATTCTCCGCACCACATTTAGTCCTACCAGATTTCTTTTTATCTCTATAACTCCATGGTGGATCACAATAAATAATGTGGTATTTTTTCATCCTGACCCCTCCTTTTTACTCTTCACAGTAAATATACGGAGGGAATCTTTAAAATGAATAAAACCTAACTCAATTAAGAGTTAGGTTCTTTATCGCATAATGATTTATAAGGACAAAAGTTACATGTTAAGCTATTTGCATCTTTATCAGGTAGTTCATTTTTCAGTACCTTCTCCTCCACACCACGAATCTTATTGATTACCCATTGTAATTGATCATCTCTATAATCTACTGTAAAGGCTTTTAAATTTTGAGTACCTTTACACAGATATAAAAACATTACTTTTCTAATACCTGTACATAATGAATACATAGCTCCTTGTTTTATATGGTCCTGTAACGGTTCTATTAAATATTCAAAGTCCTTTGGATTAATTGTTTTAAACTCAAATATGAAAGGATAACCTTCATACTCTAAAGCTCCATCTATCATTGCAGATATAGGAAATTTTTCTGTAAATCTATAATCTAAGAATTTAATTTCCATAGGAGGGGCTTGGTGATCTTCAATAATCTCTACCCCCTCCACTCCATAAAAAGGCAATTCTTCTTTGGGTAATAATCTTATAGGATAATCTTTCCTATCCATTTCCATGAATACATCCCTTTGAATCCATTCATGTAATCTAGTACCTACCTGTAGTATTCTTACACTTCTTGGATATACCTTCTTCTCACCTTCCACGTTCTTCAAGAAATAAAATAATTGCCTTTCACATTTATAGTACTGGGAGGGGCGAAAAGCTAAACGCTGCCCCGTTGTACTTTTATTAGTATTCTCTACTAAAAATTTATCTATCTCATCAATAAATTTTTCTTCAAATGACTTATTTTTTTCTCTTTGTTCTTTTTTAATTTGATTAGCTAAACTCTTTAACCCCATACCTCCGCCCCCTTCTTAAAGTCCTCTTCAGTTAAACCTAAGCCTTCCGCTATTGATAAATCACTTGTAGCTAAAAATTTCATGTTATCTATACAAAGCTTGTAATGATATTTATATTTTACAGTTGGATTACAAGCATACATTAATTTAACTCTTTTAGAGAAAAACTCAGATAACTTTTTAATTCTATCAACACTTATCTGTACAACACCGCTATTTTCTATGCCTAATTCTTCTTGAATCTTTACATATAGCTTTACATTTTCTAAGAAATCATACATCATCTTCACCCCATAACTCTGTTAAATCATCTTCACCTAACTTCTGTCCCCATCTTTCTGCTACTTCTATATCAGATTTCATACCACATTTCAATGGAATTGCATTACACATAATTTCTGCAAATTCCTTTAATGGTTCCATACCTAAATCCTTTGGTATGTCAAAGATTATTTCGTCATGGACCCATAAAAGTATACGACAATCATATTTCTTGAGGACAGGTTGAAGATCTATAGTAGCTTTTTTAGTCATATCAGCAGCACTGCCCTGAATAGGGCTATTCTGACCCTTCCTATAAGCAGATTCTAATAACCATTGCTGACCTGAGGTAACTTCAGGATAAAATCTTCTTTTTCTTCCTAGTAGAGTTTCTACATACATTTTTTCTCTAACTTGTTTCTTAATTTCTCCTATCCACCTTGCCACTCCAGGATAGGTCTGCATGTAAGCATTAATGTACATTTGAGCTTCTTCTTCACTTATTTCTAAATTATCTGCTAATCCTATTGGTGTAGTACCATAAACTATACTAAAATTAACCTTCTTTGCACTTTTCCTCATTTTTTCATATTCTAGTCCTAATTCTGTTTCCTCTAATATAATATCTTTATCCTTAGTTAAAATAATCCCTTCTTCAAATGCCTTATTTATATGTTCCTCATCAAATTTACTTTGATCAATATTTCCATCTTTATCTCTAAAGAATTCAGATACTTTTCTTAATCTTTGAAACGTATCTATGTCTGTTTTCCTATCAGGATACTTCATATTCCAAATAGTTACTGCTGTTGTTGAGTGAACATCCCCACCCTCAGTGAAAATCTTGTGCATTACTTCATCCCCTGTAATATGTGCAAGAATCCTTAATTCTTGTGAACTGAAATCTATCGAAGCCAAAAGTCTACCTTCATCAGCTATAAATGCGTGTCTAATTAGATTAGTATAAGAAGGGATCTGCTGAAGATTCATCTCGTTGTAGGGGAGTCTTTAAACTCCCCACCCCCGTTTCCGAGGGGATCGGACTATATCATTACCTTGTGATTTGTTTATATCGTTCAAATTTATCAGATAGCGTGAACTACCACCACTTATAAAAGTGGCAGCTTCGTGGTCAAGGTAGCTTCTGCTACCAGATTCCCCACGCTCAAAGGGCTGTTCCATCCCCGAATTTGCCAATTATATGGCTAAGTCAAATCAAATAACATAACATTCATCTCCCACTTATAGAAGGTGGGGGTCTTCTTGCTATTTTCTTAGATAAACTCCCTCCTATGATAAATCACAAGGTATCGGGCTCTCTTGTCTGCTTTATTGGTTAGGCTCCTCAGCAGTTAGTCTCTACACCTTCTAACCTACCTTTATGCCTTTCAGTTAGCTTGGCTCGGGATTAGCATAGCTTCACGCCTTAGCCTCCCCCGAATTCACCCGATTTTCAATAGTGAGTCACCTCACTATGCCCCAATCTCTTTAGGGTTAGAACTACTCATTCTACCAGTATCTTTTATAGTAGAAAAATTAGTGTGAATTCTTCCATTGATAATCTGGTTAGGTAATTTATCTGCAAAAGCGTCTACTAATTTAGCTTTTTGCCTATACTCTAATATCAGCGGTATTACCTCATGTTTACCCTTTAGCTTAGTTAATGTCTTTCTATCTGTCGATTCTGGCTTCTTTTGGTTAACTTTAGGTAATCCTAAATCTTCATATAATACTTTTGATAGCTGTATAGGTGAATTCAAATTTATTTCCCCTGTAAATTGGTATATTTTATTTTTTAGATCTTCAAGTTCTTGATGTAATTGAGGTGCTACTGTATTAACTAAATAATCTTCATCCACCTTTACCCCTCGCTCTTCTGCTTCAACAACAATATTAATAAAAGGTATTTCAATGTTAAAATACAAATCATGTAATTTTTTAAGAGTAGGGGACTTTAAATGCTTTATTTGGAATTCATACATTTTATAAGTTAATTCAGTGTCTTTTGTAGCGTAAAATGTAGCTATATTACCCGTTTGAGTTCTCGAATTTATTAAAATAGGTACCTTATCAAATGTAACATTTCCAAATAACTCCGAATAAGTATCACTTGGAATTTTTAAATATAGAGTGGCCATATTCTTCAGAGCTTTTGATTGAGTTTCATCAAGAATCGCCTGAGCAATCATTGTATCAAAATAGCATACAGTTCTTGCACCTAAAAATCTACGAATTATGTGGTAGTCAAATCCGTAGTTATGGTAAATCTGCTTTAAATCTTCTCTTTCTAACTGAGGCTTTAATTTTTCTTTTACTAATTCCAATGGTAGACATTTCACATAATCTACCCCTAAAACTAATTTCTCCTCTCCGCCACCTTCAATAAATTCTTTGTAGGCTTCTTCGTTATATCTTATATCATCTATATGTTTTAATGGTATATAATAACCTTGGTGGGGAGCATAAAAAGAAATTCCTACAATTTCATCTCTATATTTGTCTTTTCCAGTAGTTTCTGTATCTATGGCTATCATATCTAAACCACTCAACCAAGTAACTAATTCTTCTAAATCTTGTTCAGTCCATACAGTATTATAATGATAGGGTAGTACAGTTTCACGAGCTATCTTAATGATTTCTAGCTCTTTCTTACTGAAATTCTTCCTTTTAGCCCATGCTAAAAATCTCTCTATCTCTGCCTCTGTATTTAATGATGGAAATTTATCTTTAAATAAAGGATAAACTTCATCTAAATACCATTTCTCTTTTTTCCTTAATTTTCTCTTTTTCTTCTCTCTGCCTTCATTTAAGATACTTTCAATCTCTTTATAAATATCCACACAATCCCTCCTCATAAATAAAACCCCTTAAAGGGGTTGGGGGATGGGGTTAAAATGGGAATCCCCCTTCAGTATTAGGTGTAGTAGGCTCTACACTAGATACTTTTTGATTAATAAGATTTTCTATCTCCTCTGGAGACATTGGTTTTATTAATTCCTCAATATTAGGTATTTTCAAGTTTGAAGCATCAAACTCATCTGGATCTCTTGCAAAGAATTGATAAGTGGTGTTATTACCTTCACCTTGTCTTAAAATCTTAAATTTTCTCTTCCTTAAATCACCATACTCTTCAGCTAATCCTACAATAGTCAATCCTACAGTTTTAGAAGCCTTAAAAATCTTTACCCTCTGATCTTTATAATCATATACAGGAATATAAGTTCTGAATGAAGCATATTTACCTGCTTTACATAGTGGACAATTGTCTTTGCCTAAACATCTAATAGTTCTCCACCTATCATTTATCTTCTCAGTATGTTCATAAACACTTATTAGTTCATCTACAGGGACTATAAATCTTATCTCCGTAGATTCACCATTTTTTAATTTTAAGTTAATTGCAGTGTTTTCACTGGCTTCTTTTATAGCACCTAGCCCTTTACCTACATATACATCCATTGATAAACTCCTCCTTTAGTTTTTACTGTTCATCTAAAACATACGGAAGTATAGAAGAAATGAATATTTTTTATGTTTTTAAATCCTCTATACTTTCACCATTAACATACGGAGGGTTTAACCGAAATGAATATAAAAAAGAGGAAGAAATTTTTTCTTCCTCTTTTTATAGTAACTCCATTAATACTTTTCGTACTCTCAGCCAGTCTTTTGCCACAGTTGGTCTTGATACTTTTAATTTTTCTGCTATCTCTTCAAGTGTATAACCTACATACCTTAGTTTAAAAATCTTCAACTCTCGTTCAGTTAACATATTTTTTAAATCTATTAGTACCTCAGTAAATAAATTTTCATTTGTATAATTATCTTTTATTACACTGTCAACTAGTCTATTAAATGTTGGAGCTATATTGGTACTCTCACGCTCATTATTATATACATTAATATTGCCTGACAATAATTCTATTAAATTATTTCCAAATTTATCCATAGCAGAACTACTGTCTTGACATGCCAACTGATGTTTTCTATGTCTTATAAAATCTATAATTACACGTTCAATTATTCGTGTAAAATAAGTATTTGCACTTGCCTTAGATGGATCAAACTTTTTATATGCTTGATATACTTTTATTGCTACTTCTTGCATTACATCTTCATTTTCAATATACGTAGGTAATTTTATATTATTAACTTGAAGTTTATAATTACACAATTTTCTAGTCGCCTCTAGTAACTCGTCTAAATTCTCCTCCGCCACCATGTCATTAAAAGTTTTTTCTTTCACCTTTGATTACCCCCTTGTAAAATTTAGATGTCAGAAGATTAAAATAATAATCTAAAAAAGTTTGAGTTTTTATACTAACTAATTTGTTACCTAGTAACAATTCATTAGGATCTTTAAATAAAATTTCATCTTCTGTATCTATTCCCCATTGTTTGGGATACTTAAAAACTTCAACTTTAATAGGAGTTCTTTCTATAAGTTTATAAGCATCTAAATTTCCTTTCACTCCCCACTTATCATTATCTAGAAATAATACTACTTCCTCTATTCCAGCTAGTAGCAATAATTTTAACTGATCTCTTGATAGCGTACGCCCCATAAGGCCAACTGCGGGTAGTTTAGCTTCATAACAAGATAAAACATCTATAGGACCTTCTACGAGAAATACTTTTTTAACTTTTCCATATAAATAGTTCAATCCATATAAGACTTCACTTTTAGGGGCATTTTTAGGGATATGAAAAAACTTACTATCAACTCTTCGTTTTATTATAAATAATGGATTCCCATATAAATCACGTACGGGAAACGTTATAGAGTAATTCTTTTCATCATATCCTATTTCATATTTTTGGAGCGTATAATCCGATATTCCTCTACTCTCAATATAACTATGTCTTTTCTTTCTATAATTAAATATCTCTTCTTCAGTAACTACTTCTTCTTCACAATCCTCTTCCACATCTTCCAATAAGTCTTGGCTAATAACAGAATAATCTTTTATTATTTTGGTATAAGCCTGTAAATAATTAATATCAAAAACATATGATACTAAGTTAATTAAATTTCCAGATTCCCCACATGAAAAACAATTAAAAAGGTAAGGATATTCCGTACTAATACCAAATGAGGCTCTGGTTTCATTGTGAAATGGACAGCACATATTAATATTATTGCCGCTAACTCTTCTCTTAGTAAATGCTGTAGAGTTATACTTATACTTATTGCTCTCCATCCATCTCATTTGTAAATCTGTTAAGACTTCCTCAATGTTAACAACATAGTTATTTATTGCATCTCCTCCCCCCTTAACTAAACTTGGCAAGAAGTCTCCCATCTTCTACAAGTGGGAGATGAATTGCCAATTATTGTTATGATTTATAAACTCTATATACTTAAAACTAACTTGTTTGTATGATTTATTTGGTATAGTGATATAATTACCTTCTATATCTTGTATATATGCACCACCATTAGCAAAGCCTGTTATAAAACCAACTTTACCAAATACCTTCACTTTATCATTAAGATAAAAACCATTTCTATATTTAGTGTTTTTACTGTTTCTTTTTTGAGTTCGATTTGGTTCTTTTCTACCTTTTCTTGGTATTGCTTCATGTAAACTACGCTTCTTTTTTCTAAATTGCTTTATTTTGAAGTAGTTGTCTGGATTATACTTTATACTTTCTATTCCTGTTATAGCTATTGCATCATTATAATGAGTTTTTTCTAAGCCTAATTCTTTTCTTCTTATAGTTGTATAACTGCCATAGACTATATTGGCTTCTGGGTATTTTTCAAAAACTCTACGTCTTATAATGTTCATTAATGAAGTTTCTTTATAACTTGGCATCTTTTTCTTTTCCATCATCCATTTGTAAAATATGCCACCTTCTTGATGATTTTTATGTGTATGACAATCTGTGCAAACTGTTATTAAATTACTTGGTCTATC